CTATACGGAGAATGGTCTTTAGAGTTTACTGATCCTGTTTCTGCTTGTGCAGATATTGCAATTTTACTTGCTAATTTAGAAGAAATTACAGTATTAAGGCGAAATTCTCTCGTTATACTCTTTGTTCCTACTATTGATATTGATCCTGGTGCTTCTGGAGATGCAATAATAGATCCGTCTAAAGGTAATTGTCCGGAAGTTACGGGAGTAGTAGCATTTTTTGCACCTTGTTCTGTCTGACTTAATACTGTATCTTTTAAAGGTACCCATTGGTCATCTACTATTTGTATCGTATTAGATTCATCTAGATAACTAACTCTAAAAGAGTTTACTCCTCCTAAACACTTATTAATATCTATTAGAATTTGATCTAAAAAAGGCTTAAGGTTGACTGCATGTTCAGGATCGTTTCTTGACATATTAAGACATAGATCTAATAGGTACTGTGTATTTACAAGTATACTCATTAGATTGCCTTTATATTTAGCAGAATCTGTTCCATCATTTGTCGTAAAACTTGCTCCTCCTTTTTCAAGGTCTTGTGTTACTACGTTATTTGTCTCTGTATTAAAAAGCGGTGGGGAAAGTTTTTTTATAATCTCATCAGTAGTAAAAAGTTTTCTATAGTATTTTTGACCTTTTTGCATAGGGATCATACATATAGTAGGATCTATAGAAAACTGTTGAGGTATAGTAAAGCAAAAATTAGTTGTTGGATTAAAATCAATGTAAATAAAAGGATGCTTTTTAGTGCCTATTGGGTTTGTACTTACAGCTGGTGCACCTGTTTTACGAGATTGGTTAGAATCGTAAATTAAACACATATTATTTAAAAACGCAAGTAAGTATCCGAGAGTTATGTATGTTGGAGATCTAACATCATTTACAACACCTTCTACTCCGCCCTGTTTGTATTTTATAACATAAGCTTTGCAAAGGGCTTTAAAATCTACAGCATCAACTTTCTTATACGTCTCTACTGAGCTATCCCCTATTATAGCACTACTAAAGCCTTTTATTGCATAATTTAATAACTTAAATTCTGTAAAATTTTCACCTTTAACTATTGTAAAGTCTGGGTTAGTTGTTTTACCTGTTGCATCAAAGACATTATTTAGAGCTCCATCTGTATAAAACTTTCTTGTAGTTTCTAAGATATCATGTACATAGACTCCTGTCTTCTTTAATGCTGCTGCTTGTGCTTGTGCTTGTACGATTGTAAGCATGGCTTGTAAAGCGGAACTAAATCCTTCAGGAGATTTTGTTTGAGCTATATCCGCCTGTGTTATAGTAGTGTCTGCAGTTCCGGTATTTGCTGAAGTAGCTCTATTACCGGTTGCGTCATACTTCTTACCGTTTACTTTAAAATCGTAAAAAGGAGTAAGGTTATTAGTAGTTATAGTTAGTGTAACGGGTACTGATGGAGCTACATTATTAGCGCGGGTAATTGCTGGGTATTCCTTTCCTTTAAAATCGGCAGTAACATCTGCTTGCTCTTTTGGGCCGTTATACGCAACGTTAGGTACTTTGATACCGGTCCAGGTTGCAGTAATTGTAAAGTCATTATCTAAAATAGGGGCGACACTATTGGCTTTTTTATTGCCATTATGTTTTAGACTTATCGCAGGATAAATCACTGAATTGGCTCCTCCAAGCCATTGATCTATTGCAGTAGTTACTTGATTTGCGGTAGGTGAATAGTTAACCCATTCTGCAGGCACGTTTACTGTTATCTTTAGGTCAACATATCCTACAATATACTGCTCTACTGTGGAATTCGGGTTATCTTCCTGATAAAACGGTTTGTCGTATCGAGTTCCGTACGTTGTACTAACTAAGTCTGGCCAACCCTCGTAGCCTGTAGTTCCTTCTATCTTACCAGGAATAGGTACTTCTCTACCCTTTGGACCGAGTTGGTAAGTAGCTATAGCTCCTATCGCTTTATTTAAATATGAACCTTTTAAATCAAAAAATAAATCTAATGCGTCAGTCTCTTTACCTGTTCCATCGTCATATCCAAATGTTGCTTCTTTTAGTAGTCTATTAAGTACAGTAAGATCTAAGCTTGCACCTAAGGTGTCTGAAGTTTGTACTCTTAAAAATTCAGTAAGGTGTCTTATATAAAAGCCTGCGAACTTTTTAATATATCCTGCTTTTACGGCTGGATCTGTAAATACATTAAACGCACTATCTGGGATAAAGACGACCCATTCGGTGCCAGAAAGAGGTCCGTCTATACTTCCAAATGCTTTAGCTTCTAAGGCCTCTACAGTAGGTATTGGAAATCCGTATTCAATTAAAAACTTTGTATAGGTATATGTACTCTCCTTATGTATGTACTTATGTATAAGCTTATAAAGCTCGGTAAGAGATGTTGATGCAGCTTCTGGAGGCTCTGCAGGTTTTACTTGTGCATTTGCAGATCCGGCAGCTAATTGAGCTGCAAGATCTTCGTTAATTTTTTTCTGTATAGCTATCTGTTTTAAGATATACTCTTGAAGTCTTTCATATTCTTCAATCTGTCCAGCTGGTAAAGTATAGGATTGATTTGCTTTCGTTGAATCCATTATAGCACCATGACCTATCAACTTTACAGTACAGTCGTAGCCTCCATCTTGAGTGGCATTAAAGTTAAATCCGGTTACTATACCGTACATTCCTCCGTAATTTCCGTCTGTCTCTCTCGTCTTGGTATTAATTTTAGTTATTATATCTTCTTTTCTTAAATTATCATTAAAAAGCCCTTCAATTCCGTATATATTATCTGTTTGAAAGGTACCGTCATTAAGGTAGTACTGTGTATGTCCCCATTCGAGTATCATAGAATAACCTAACCTAAAATAAAGAGCTTCAATAACATTAAGCTGGTTTAAATTGTTAACTCTAAAATTAACGGTAGCTTGTCTTAATGAACCTAAACGTCCTAAAGTTTCTATTGTTACAGAAGTTAGACCAGGCATTGGAACAAATCCTAGTTCTGTCGTACCTCCGAGACCGTAAGCACCTAATGTAACACCTGTAAGATTTGCTCTATTATCTGCACTTATTCCTTCTCTTAAGTTAATCCCGTCCCCAACTTGTACAGAAGTGCCTGCTTCAAGTATCCAATCCTGTGCTAAACTATCTTCTTTATCAAGTAGTCCTGTTCCTAGAGCATTATATATTTGCTTAGTTGTAACGTCGTATGGCTTAGCTGCTTTTTCATTCTCATTAATTTTTTCTAAAGTTCTACCAATTACATTAACAGAGGATGCAAGACGTACCCATGCTGTTTTATTGGCTAAAAATAAAACCTCTTCAAGACCCCTTTTATTTTCTGCTGTTCCGCCAGTACTGTTACGATTAGCTCTTATATCAAACTGAGATAAGACATAGCTTCGAAAAGGAGCGCCGAGAACATTGGATAATTTTATATTAGAATCCATTATTTACATAATTATAATTGTTTAGTATTATTTTAAGGTTGATTGGAATTCTTAATTGAATACCAATAGGAGGGTATATTGAATCCCCGGGTAAAGCGTTTGCTGATGCAATAACCCACCACAGACTTGAATCCTGATAGAAGTCTTGTGCGATTAAATCTAATCGATCATTAACTGTTGTAATAACATAATAATCAGAATTAGTTGGCTGTACTTCTGGGTAGATGTTAGTCTCGTAGTAAGTACTTCCGGTTAAATTTAGTCTTGTGACAGGTATATTTTTATATCTTGATTGCATTATTACTGTGTTTGACTTGCTTGGTTAATAACACCTTGAGCTACTACTGCGGTTGATTGTAAGAAATCTCCGTTATTTGCAAGCAACGGTACAAAGTTGTTATTTAGAGTTACTCTTCGCGGTAATATATCCATAATAGGTTTAAAGCTACATTGTACTGAAACCATATGAGGTAATTGTCTTACGTCATCTTCTCCTTGCTTAATACCTGTTGTTGCTTCAGTTCGAAAGGCTTGAGCAGTAGTAGCAGGATCTCCTGAGTTTATAAATTCGTTTAATTGAATTTCCCAAGGCGTGTTACCATTATCAATAGTCACGTTTACACTCTCTAAAAAACCCGGTACTCTATAAAGATAATCACCAATTGTCAATTTAACAACACTTCCGCGCATTAAATTATAAGTTGCAGAATAGTCAGGATACACTTGTGATACGAGATGATTTAGCTTTTGATACATTGGTTTAAGTTCTTGTCTACTTTGCGCAAACATTTTAAAGCTAAAGCCAATACTTCTATCAAATCCTTGGTAAGTTCTAAAAGTCTCACCTCTACCCACATACTTAAACGTATTATAACTAGCTTGATTACTATCACTAATTTGGCCATCTAGAAAAGCTCTGAAAACTAAAGCTGCAGCAGTTGACCCGTCAGGATCATCGTTATCTATACACTAAAAGCAAATTTTATAATATCGTTTGTAGCTAAAAGATTTCCCTTATCGTCTTCTAGATCCCAAGGCTTTTGATTGCTTGTATTAAAGTAAAAAGGTGCTAAAGCATTTAACTTATCTACACCGGTATTATTAGTAGTATCAGTATAGTTAACTCTAGCTCTAGGTGCGCCTGGATTACCAATATTTAACCTTGTAACTATATCGGTTTTAGCTCCGTAGTTATCCGCATTGTACGGAATAACTGGTGTTTGTCCGTCGTTTGTTTGCTTTCTAAAGTCTTGAATCTTAGCCTGAGTTGGTGATCCAGGATTAGTTGTACGAGTATCTTGTGCAGCAAGCTGTTGATATGTAAATGCTATAGCAGAGTAAGGGCGTTGAATTCCTGCTACAGTAAATCCATTAGTGTATTCTATTTTTGCAGCATCGGTATCTGTATATCTAAAAATTCTTGTAAAGCCATCTCCGTAAGTAGAGCCTGGACCTCCTGGATAATTGAATAATTGATTTTGTATAGATGAAATACCTAATCTATCTACTAGAAGAGGGTCAATTCCTATAGCATAAGTTGTATCTGAGCTTACAAGAAAGTTTTTATTGCTTATTAACTTTAAAGCACGTAAAATAGAAAGTCTATTAGTGGCTGTTGTATTGTTTTGAGGTGCACCTACAATGTATTGATAAGTTTGTCGTACAGATTCATATACACTAGGGCTATTACCGTGTCTATTAAAGTGAGTTCCAGTACCTTGAACACCTACCTGTGCAATAGTATTTGCGGGATTGTATACTTGTGTAACGGGTATAACTGCATTGCCTAAGGATAATCCTACAAACTGTAATGAATTAGGTACTTGAGTTTTAGGATTAGTTAACTGTAATCCTTTTTGTTTTTGTATAAAAGCAGTACCTTGTGGTGCAGATTTAAAAAACCTCTTTATACGTTCAGTATCTATTACTGCTGCCTTAGTAGTATATGTTCCATTTACTAGAGAGCTTATCGCTCCCCCTCTTACTGGGTAATCTAAGCTAGTTCTATTAAGCTCATAAAAGTCTTTAAAATCCGTAGGGGTATTAACAGTCTCAATAGGAGCTTGAATAAATGGTTGACCGCTATCTCCGCCTCCAGGCTGATCCATGCCAAATCGTAAGCTAGTAAGGTTTGTCTTGAAGTTAATTAACGGCATCTTATGATTTATTAGAGGCTTTTAAGAAATCTAAATATGTTGGTTGTGGTTTTGCGCCATAAGTAACGTCTAGTGGATTCTGACTTACAGGGATTACAGAGGAAGCTAAAAGAACGGAAGAGCCTCTTAATACTGTCGCTACGTTTTGAGGAGTTCCTTCGAACTGTCCTGTAAGGTTAGTTTTACCTTGCTTACTTAACTGCGAATTCTTTATTTGACCTAATACTGACATTTTAGACTACGTTTAATTGCTGTTGATTAGCATTTTTAAAGATAATTTGACCTATTTTAGCTCCATCTATATAAACATCTCCTGTACTTTTACCGTTTCCAGAAGTTACATTTGTTCCTGAAGGTGTATAAGAGGTTGAACTACTTGCAGTTGAAGAAGCTGGAGTTGATGCAGCGCTCATACCAGTGCTAGGTATTGAGGTAGTACTGCTAGGCATTGCAGTTGTTTCGCCTCCTCCTCCTGCTCCGCTAGCACCGGTATCCCCTGGAGCTCCTAAACTATCCATTCCGCTCATTGATGAATTATAGGCTAAGTACCCCATTAACGTTGCGAATGCTGCTGCACCTACTGCTATAGCGCCTGGCCCTAAATAGGCTGATCCTGCTGTTACAGAACTTGCTGCACCAGCAGCTTTTGTTGTCGCTATAGCTGTTTCCCCTGCTAAACGAGAGGCCATTGTACTAAGCTCTTGCCTACTCATTGCTAAGTTTATAGCGTTTGCTGTTTTTATAGCAAAGCTATATGATGCTGCTGCTGCTAATAGACCGACAATGCCTGCAAATACTGTTTTAAGATTTTTCATGTTAGCTAACCAATCAGCGACTTTAGTAATCATTGGAAGCAGTACAGTTGCCATTTGTGCAATAGAATTTTTAATAGCATCCATTGTAGCAGCAAGTTTTTCTGATACTGAGGCTTGTTGTGCACTATTTACTGCTTCTTCTCCTAATGTAGCTACTATTTGCTGTCTTGTTTTGTGTTGTGCAACTAGTATATCATACTGAGTACGTAAATCAGCGCCTGCAGCTTCACCTAGTACTTTTGCTTTTTCTTGATCTCTGAACATTTCTGCAATTGAATCTCTACTCATACCTATGGCTTCCGCTTTAGCTCTCTGTGAGATAGAATCTAATTGATTCCATTTTGCATTATCGCCGATAAGTCTATTAAGCTCTACCATTAGCCCTTTAGTATCATGAGAAAGGGCAAGCTGTCTTGCTTTAGATAACTCTAAATTTTCGCCTGTTAGTACTTCGGCTTCAAATTGCTTTTGTATACTAGTTTCAAAATCTAAAAACTGATCTTGAGTTGCATTAATTTTATCAAGAGTAGTACCTAATGCTTTGGCTTGTATTACTGCTCCTGTTAACTCTTTATAATTACCTCTAAAATTTTGATATACGGTTGCAGATACTTTGCCGACTTCTTCTAGTACCTGCTTTTCTGATAATTCTAATTTAACTCTTGCACCAGTTTCTTTAGTAATACCTGAGATGGTTTTATAAGTTCCCATTAGAGTATCTCCTGATTTTTTAGCAGCAAACTGTAGTAATGCCATACTTTCAGCAGAAGCGCCAGTACGTCTTTCAATTAGAGCGGTACTTAAGTTAAACTCTTGACTTTGTTTAACAATAAACCCTAACTGATTCTGTACACCTTCGTATGATTTTTCTAATTGATCGGCAGTTACACCTAATTGTAAGTTAGCTTTTGCAAGCTCTATGAAACCAGTCCTTAATTCTTTTCCTCTAGCTACACTAACTCCTAAATTTTTAGCTGTTTCAAACTGTTTAGATTCAAAGTCGGCAGCTAATTTAGCAAGAGCAATAAATCCAGTCACTATACCAGGGAGGACTGTTGTAAGGTCTGTTAAGCTATCGCCTGCTGTTTTAAAAGTTTCTTTTATTCCAGCGCCCATTACTCCAAGCTGCCCTTTCCCTTCACCGGCTGCTTTTTGCATTTTTTCAAGAATCTTTTCTGCATTGACAAGTTGTCCTACAATAGGTACTTGTGCAAGACCTTTAAAGATTTTACCGAGATTACCCATAGAAGATTCGATCTTTCTTGCGTACATCTCTTGCTGTGCATATACTGCTAATTGTTCTTTCTGCTTTTCTTTAAGCTCTCTTGTCATCTTAAGGAAAGTGCTTGCAGAGATTAATTGGTTCTTTCGAGCATTTTTAATATCTATCTCTGCTTGTGCAGTTCTCTTTAAAAATTCGTTTTTTTGCTTAGTTATATCTCTTTCCTTAATAGACCCGTCTGCTATAGCTATCTGTGTTTTTAAGATATCTTGGCTAGATTTAGCCATGCTCTGAAGATCTTTATTAATACCAGAAGCAACTGATTTTCCCCAATCTCTAGTCTGTCTAGCAGCATCCGATAGGTTATCGTTAATTTCGTCTTTAAGAAGTCTGCCTATACTCTCAAAAGAATCTTTTAGTATTTCTACTGTTTCTTTTAACTGTTCAAATTTTTCATTAGTCTTTCCAGCTTCGTCAGAAGTATTTCCGCCACCACCAGTTGAAGTAGCCATGTAAAATTTACGTAGTAAGTCCATGTATATAAATAGAGAAAGTGCCTATTTTTTAGACACTTTGCTCGTATATGTAGGTATTGCTTTAGTTGAGTTTGGAATTCCTGGTTTTGCTAGAGGTTTATTAGCTGTAACTAATTTTCCTTTGTTACTAGCTTGATCGTTTGCTTCTTGCTGTTTTTCGTAAAAATCATTCATAGTTTTATAAGTGAAATTACGTAGCCAAATAGGCATATTATATACAGTCTCCCAATTATAACCTCCTTTTCCGTAGAATACTATCTCATGTATTTGGGTAAAGAGAGCGGATCTATACTCCTGTGGAAGGATAAAAAAAGGAAGCTTCTATTGGTAGATCTACACCCTCCTGTGTGTAGCCGTCTGAACCGACAAAAGTAAAAGTTAAGTTTAGGTCTGGAGTTATTTTTCTCATATAATTTCTTAAAGCTCTAGCATCGGTAGCTAATAAGTAGGTATCTACAAACTCTCTAATGTCTTTCTTGTCTCTACTACCGTTAATTGATACGATAGATTGTTTTAGTCTTGTAGTAACGTCTGCAGATAAGTTAATTTTTTTAAGTCCCTTTAATTCAATTTCAATCTGCTTTTCATCTCTATGAGTTAGTATTTTAAAAATAATTTCGTTTTTAGACTGAGGTAAGGTGAATGTAAACTCATTTAAATTCTTACATAAATCGTAATCAACTTCTTTATTCTTTATTTCTGCAAGATCGATAGTAATAAGCTCTTCCTCTCCTGTAATCGGATGAGGATACTTAGTTTGGTAGTCTTTACCGTAACCTAAAATACGTGCTGCAATTAAAATTGCATTTTTATCACCTACTGTTAAGTCGTCGTAGTTAATTTTAGATACAATAAGGGATTGAAATAATTTATCAAATACTACTCCTTGACGGATATAGTTTTGATTAGATAAAATATCCTCTTCTTTAGCAGTCATGTATTTCATTTCGATTTTGCCAGAAGATAAAGGATTCTCTAAAGGATACAAAAGTCCTTTTGAAGGTAGTTCAACAGTCTCTGTAGGGAGACTCATTTTTGGTTGGTTTTCCATAATCTTAATTTAGTTATATATCAATAAATATCTAAGATATAGCTTTTTTACATAAAAAAACCGCCAAAAAGGCGGCTTTCTTAATATTCTTAATCGATTAGTAGTTAAGGATACAATAATCCATTCCTATACCTAATTCAATTGTGATAGCGTCTTGATTAGACCAATCGTAAGAACCAAAGTTTGATGTCTTAACGAAAGCTCCTTTGATAATCCACTCTGATACTACATCGCCTACTGGTCCTAAGATAGATAAGTTAAGGTCTTTTTTGTAGAAGTCAGAATAACCATCACGGCCAGTTACTGATTCATGTGATAAACGAATCCACTCCATTACGGCTTGTTGACCTGAAGGAGAGATTGGGTTGTATAAGTTTAAAGTCATATCTTGCCACTCAGCCTTACCCTTAATCTTACGGTAAACGTTGATATGGTCGATTTTAACTTCGTTCAAGTTGATGTTTGGTGCAGTTGCACTTTTGATCATAAATGAAGGGATACCGTCAATATACATGATGAAACGGTTCTGAACGGTTGGTTCAAAGGCCGTAAACATAATTTCATTTGGATCTAATACTGGCATTTTATTCTATGTTTTATATAAATATCTATTAATGCAAAACTTATTAACGGCAATGATGCATGGAAACTACTGTATATTCACCTTCGTCATTATATCTACGGCATTCACCGTTTCTTACTTCGTAATGGTGCTCATATTCCTTTAAAGTATCTTCATTCGGACCGAAAGTCTTACCTGGATTTACTGAATGTGTTTCTCCTGGTTGATTACCGCCTACTTTTCTATCCATGTGTGCAGAAGCAGCACCGCCTACAGCTTTATAAGCTTGCTTAAAACCGTCAATACCTTTAAGGTTATTATCTTTCATATATGCTACGATATCCTTAATGATAGCTGCTGTAAGGACTACTCCTGGAATTAAACCAACTAATGCTGCAATACCTTCGCTAGAGATTTCGTTTTGTGGACCAAAAGTTTTACTTGTATCAACACCATGTCCTTGACCAGGTGTGTTGCCTCCCATCTGTTTATCTATAGCACCGCTAAGTTTTTGAGCTGCTTTAAAACTTTTTGGGTGTTTTTTCTCCCACCACTTGTGCATTTTATCGATAGCAAGAGGTGCTAATCCAATAGCTGCCATACCTGCTGCGATAGCTTCCCAAGATGTAGCTGGATCTATTTCGTTTAATTGACCTTCTTCTGCTACATTCATCTCCATTTCTTTCATCTTCTCCATCTTCTTAGTATCTGCTTGAGCATGTACTTCTCCCATCATCGCTTCGGCGTCAGTTTTTTGAACTTCCGGAGAAGTTGCTTGAGACTTAGATTGCTTCGGTGTCTTAGGTTGTTTAACTGCTACAGTATAACCGTCGTTAGCTTTTGCTTCTTTAAGAATCTCTTTTGTCAGAGATTCAAACAATTGCTTAGATAAATGTAATCTAACTTTTGTATTATTCTTCATCGAGTTGTTTTTTTATTCTTTATTAACCGAATGTTACTCCAGTTGGTAATACGTTGAAATCTAATTGGATGTATTCAGCTGTTCTAGTTGGCTGTAAGTAGATAGCACCTACAAGTAAGTTTCTATCGATTACATCTGGTGTGTTATTGGTTTCGTCCATTACCACTCTGAATGCATATAAACCTTGTCTCTGTTGTACATACTCTAAGTAAGGGTTAACTTGAGATAAGAATTTATTTCTAGTTACAGCAGTATTTTGTTCAAATACTAATGTTTCTGCAATTTGACCAATATATCCCTTCAATGCGATTAATAAACGTCTTACATTTACTCTATCTAAAGCAGAAGCTCTAGCTTGTAAAGTCTTTTGACCATATACTACTGTACCTTGACCTGGGAATACTGCGATTGGGTTTACTTTACCTGTATATAAAGTGTTTCTTTGTGCTACTGTTAATCTTCTTTCTGGCTGGATTACTGTTGGTAAACCTCCTCTGTTAAGACCTGCAGGTGCAAACCACTCAGCAGATACTTTATCATTGTATTCATATACTCCTGGGATAATAGTAGAGGCCGGTACGAAGTTTAATCTACCTGTTTCTTGGGATCTTACTTGAACCCAAGGCCAATATGTAGCACCGTATGAATTATCGTAAGATTGAGCTCCAGTAGTTACTGCTGTAATATTTTGATTGTATCCAACCATGTCAACTACTGCAATAGCATCACCGCGGTTTTGAACCGTGCTTAATAAAGTAGATACTTGACTTGCAGCGTTCTGATTAGTAATACCTGGTGCGTAAATTGCGTTATAAGCATAGGCATCTGAATTTGCAAGTAAGCTAATTGCGACGTCGTAGTCATTATTAACTAGACCTTGAATATTGTTAGCAGCAGCTGTTGCAGCTACTGTTGGAATTTGTTCGAATAAATTTAATGCAACAGAAGCACTTCCGTTTGATAATAAACCTCCGTATAAAGCACCAGTTGCACCACCAAAGCTACCGTTTGCAGATCCGCTACCGTTTAAAGGAATAGAAGCTGTATAAGCCGCATATGCTCGACCTTGCGGATCTAAGTAGTTTGGTGTTGGAAAATATACGCTAGATACTCTAATATAATTAGATCTGTTAGGGTAACTGCCTGTTATATTTAAATAAGCAGCACCGCTTTCATCATAAGCCACTCTTTGATCTTGATCTCCAATTACGTATGCAATATAGTTGTTTTGATTTGGATCTAGAGATAAATTAGTCCAGGTTTCTAATACTGTTTGTCCTTGTGTGTAATCATTTCCTTGTCTAACAAGTAGAGTAAAGTACCCTGAAGCCGAATCAGCTTGAGAGATCTGCCATCTAACGTTGTCAGCAGAACCAGAAGGTAACAAGCCGTTAGTTGCTGTAGTAGCGCCTTGGCTATTATTCATCACTGTACCTACTGATAAAGTACTTATTTGGAAAGAAGCTGAACCTAAGCTATTAACAACTGTAGAAGAAGTAGCTGCAGTATAAGAACCACTCGCTACTCTCGTTACTAACAACGAAGTACCTCCTTGTTGGAAGTAGTTGTAAGCTGCTTGAGAAGTTAAGTACTCTTGTGTATTACCTCCAGAAATGAAAGTAGTTCCGTACTTAGCTTTATACTCTGAGTATGAAGTTACAAGGGTTGGGATATTCACTTTTCCTACTACTGTAGGGCCGATTAAAGCCGATCCTACTGTAATTGGACCTGCTGTTATTTGAGAAAGGTCGTTTTCTCTAAGGAAAACGCCAGGACTAATTAATGCTTCTGCCATTTTATGTGTTTATTTCTGATAATAAATAGCTGGTAATGATGGCAAAACCTAATTTATTGTATTGGTGTGATAACGCCGGTTTCTACGTCGATAGAACCATTACCGTACTTAGTGCCAAACCCTGTCAATAGGGCTTTTTCTTTTAAAGCGTTCTGCTTAATAATACTGTTTAAATTCTCAATCTCAAACTCTAAAAGAGTCTTTTTGTAATTTAAATCACCTAAAACTCCGATTGTTTCGAAGATTTCTTCTCTAAGACCTTGGAACTCTTTAAGTTCTTCCTGTGTTAACGTAACTTTTTCTGACATTTTACTTCTTTTTTGCTTGTTTAACTATTGCTTTAGCGTCTTTAGCTGCTTTTGAAGCTTTTTTCGCTACTTCATTCTTAGGAGCTACCTTTTCTACCTTTTCTACTACTTCTACTACTTCTTCAACTGCTGGAGTAATCGCTTCCTTTGCGTTTTCAATAGCTTTAGAGATCTTAGACTTGTTTA